AACAACGTGGGACAGTGAAAATGAACCGTGCTAATATGGCCAAGCAGATAACGGAGGTTCCGATGGCTGGATGCAAACCCAAGGGTATGAAGATGGGCGGCAAGGTTATGGCCGGCTACAAGAAGGGCGGCAAGGTCAAGATGGCCAAGGGCGGGCAGGTGATGTGCAGCCCCCGCAAGCAGATGGCCATGGGAAAGATGAAGTAATGGCCAAGCGCCCCGGTCTTTACGCCAACATCCACGCCAAGCGGAAGCGGATCGCGGAAGGTTCTGGCGAGAAAATGAGGAAGCCCGGCACCAAAGGTGCGCCGACTGCAAAGGCGTTCCGTGAGTCGGCCAAGACGGCGAAGAAAAAATGACCACGTCAGGCACCCGGACCTTCAACCTCGATGTCGCTGAAGTCATCGAGGAAGCCTATGAGCGCTGCGGCCTTGAGGTTCGCACGGGCTACGACGCGCGCACAGCTCGTCGGTCCCTCAACCTGATGTTCGCTGACTGGGCGAACCGGGGCCTGAATCTCTGGACGGTAGCTCAGGGGACGACCACTCTTACGCAAGGCACATCGACCTACACGCTAGGCGCGGATGTGGTCGACATCCTCGAGATGGTGCTGCGCCGGGATGGTACGGACTACGAGGTCGAGCGGATCAGCCGCGGGGAGTACCTGACGTTCCCGAACAAGACCGATCAAGGCCGGCCGTCGCAGTTCTTCTTGAACCGTCAGATCCAACCTGTGATCACCCTCTGGCAGACGCCGGAAAACTCTACGGACCAGCTGATCTACTACTACGTCCAGCGGATCGAGGACGCCGATGCGTTGGTCAACACGACTGATCTTCCGTTCCGCTTCCTGCCTTGCATGGTCGCGGGGCTGGCCTACTATTTGGCCATGAAACGGGCGCCGGAACGGTTGCAGATCCTGAAAGCTGTGTACGAAGAAGAGTTCCAACGTGCGGCGGAGGAAGATGAGGACCGTGTATCCTTGAAGCTACAGCCGAGCTCCCGCTACATGAGGACCTAATGGCTTTCGCGTCGGACAAAAACGCCTACGGCATTTCGGACCGCTCCGGGTTCCGCTACCGTCTTCGCGACATGAAGAAGGAGTGGACAGGTGCGCTTGTCGGCCCGGACGAGTACGAACCGAAGCATCCCCAGCTCTACCCGCCAAAGGTCGGCCCAGACCCACAGGCGCTACGCAACCCGCGCCCCGACCAGCCCGAGGCTCTGCAGATCTACGTCGGAGTGCCGACAATAGAGGATCCTAGCCTTGTGCGGCCTCGCATGGTAGGTAGTGTAGGGCAGGTTACGGTGGTGACGACATGAGCTTTACATACGGGCAACTGAAACAGGCGATTCAAGACTACACCGAAAACACGGAATCGACTTTCGTGGCAAACTTACCGCTGTTCATCCGCATGGCGGAGGAGCGTATTCTCAAGCAGGTGCAGCTGTCGCTGTTTCGCAAGAACGCGACAGCGAATGCTTCGGCCAACAACAAGTACTTGGCTGCTCCGTCCGACTTCCTCGCTCCGTTCTCCCTGAGTTACACGAACGCCGACGGCGAGAAGGTGTTCATGGATTTTAAGGATGTGACTTTCCTGCAGGAGTACACACCGGATCCCGACGTGACCGGCGATCCGAAGTATTACGCACAGTTCGATGTGGGTTACTTTATTCTAGCGCCCACGCCGGCGTCGAGTTTCCCGGTTGAGCTGCACTACATGTACCGCCCGCAGAGCATCACAGAGCTGGCAGAAGATCAGACTTCGTGGCTCAGTACCAACGCGGAATTGACGCTGCTTTATGGTTGCCTCATGGAAGCCTACACCTTTATGAAGGGTGAGCAAGACATGATGCAGTATTACACCGCTCGCTTTCAAGAGAGCCTGATCGGCCTTAAGCAGCTGGGCGAGGCCAAGGAAACAACGGATGAATACCGCACGGGTCTGGTCATGAGGGCAAAACAATGATTACTGCAGCAATGGAATTAAGTTCCGATTTCAAGGTCGGGGTTCGCACGACTGATCGCCGCGGCTTTACGGCCGAAGAGCTGGCTCAGCAGTGCGCGGACAAGATTGTGGCTGTTTCGGACACAGCCCCGCCGGCTATTCGAGATCAGGCTTTGGCGTATCGCGCTCGGATCGAGAAGCTGATAGAATTGTACCTGAAACAAGCGGTTCAAAGTGACCGCACAACCGTGTACAATACGTTAATGGATGCGGGTGAACCGAAGCTCGCAGAACTGGTCAGGAGACTCTGAAATGGCTTTCACGGGCAACTTTATGTGTACCTCGTTCAAGCAGGAGCTCCTGCAAGGCGTACACAACTTTACCGCCAGCACGGGCGATGCGTTCAAGCTGGCGCTGTACACGAACTCGGCTTCGTTTACGGCTGCGACGACGGCCTACACTTCGAGCAACGAGGTCGGCAACTCTGGCACCTACTCGGCTGGCGGCGGCACGTTGACCAATGTGACCCCGACGACGAGCGGCACGACGGCGTTCACCGATTTCTCGGACATCACGTTTACGTCGGCAACGATCACGGCTCGCGGCGCGCTGATCTACAACGACACGGCGGCGGGTGACCCGGCAGTGGTTGTTCTTGACTTTGGTTCGGATAAGAGCTCGTCGTCAGGCGACTTCCAGATCGTCTTCCCGACTGCGGATGCGTCGAACGCGATCATCCGCATTGCCTGACGTCTGAGATAGGAGCCCCGAGATGGTGACGCTCGTCAACCGCGCCCGCATGACCACGGCCACTACCGGCACGGGGACGATCACCCTTGGGTCGGCTGAAGCAGGCTACCAATCCTTCGCGGACGCCGGGGTTCTGGATGGTGAGGTTGTCCGGTACACGATTGAAGAGGGCTCTTCTTGGGAGATTGGCACCGGCACCTACACTGCCAGCGGGACCACACTTACTCGTAGTGCCACGGAGAGTTCAAACTCCGGTTCCCCGCTTAATCTCGCAGGCTCGGCCTCGGTGTTCATTACAGCTACTGCGGCACACTTCCTCGAGGTTAATGATTCAGGGGATTTTTCTGCTCCTGAAGAGTTCCAAGCGAAGTCCTACAATGAAACGTTTGTTTCTGTCGCTTCTTCTTCTGGGGCTTTAACCATAGACTGTGAAGCAGGGAATGTTTTCTCTCTAAGCCTGTCGGAGGATGTGACCAGCACGACATTCTCCAATCCGCCAGCTTCGGGAACCGCCTACGGCTTCACGCTCAAGGTAACGCAGGACAGCACGGCTCGCACGATCACTTGGCCTGCCTCGGTTGATTGGGCCGCTGCCACTGCACCGACACTCTCGACTGGTTCCGGCGATGTCGATGTGTTCGTGTTCTTCACGCATGACGGCGGCACGATTTGGTATGGCTTCACTGCGGGGCAAGACCTGTCATGAGCATTGCGAGGCTGATGCAACAAGCGGCGGCTGGTGGTGTGCCGACTGGCGGCTGGGATTTGGCTAATGCGGCGTATAATGGGTCGCCGATAAATTGGTTTTATGTTGCCGCGCAAGATACATCCCCGGCAGACGTCTTCTTCAAACCCGACGGCACGAAGATGTATATCGTTGGGCGAACCGGCCAAGATGTGAATGAATACAGCCTATCGTCTGCATGGGACGTTAGCACGGCCTCTTATGTGCAGAACTTTAGCATAGGGGCGCAAGAGACAGCCCCGAATGGCGTCTTCTTCAAATCCGACGGCACGAAGATGTATATCACCGGCCAAAGCGGCGACGATGTGAATGAATACAGCCTATCGTCTGCATGGGACATCAGCACAGCCTCTTATGTGCAGAACTTTAGCATAGGGGCGCAAGAGTCAGTCCCGCAAGGCGTCTTCTTCAAATCCGACGGCACGAAGATGTATATCGTCGGCAGCTCTGGAGACGATGTGAATGAATATAGCCTATCGTCTGCATGGGACGTTAGCACGGCCTCTTATGTGCAGAACTTTAGCGTGGCGACGGAAGAGACAACCCCGACAGGCGTCTTCTTCAAAGACGATGGCACGAAGATGTATATCGTCGGCAGCTCTGGAGTCGATGTGAATGAATACAGCCTATCGTCTGCATGGGACGTTAGCACGGCCTCTTATGTGCAGAACTTTAGCGTGGCGGCGCAAGAGACAGGCCCGGGTGGCGTCTTCTTCAAATCCGATGGCACGAAGATGTATATCGTCGGCGGCTCTAAATCGGACGCTGTTTTCGAATACAGCCTATCGTCTGCATGGGACATCAGCACGGCGTCGTTCACATATCCGGCCACTGACTATTTCAGCGTGGAGACGGAAGAGACAGCCCCGAATGACTTATTCTTCAAAGACGATGGCACGAAGATGTATATCGTTGGCCAAACCGGCGACGCTGTGTATGAATACAGCCTATCGTCTGCATGGGACGTTAGCACGGCCTCTTATGTGCAGAACTTTAGCGTGGCGGCGCAAGAGCTAAACCCGCAAGGCGTCTTCTTCAAATCCGACGGCACGAAGATGTATATCACCGGCCAAAGCGGCGACGATGTGAATGAATACAGCCTATCGTCTGCATGGGACATCAGCACGGCCTCTTATGTGCAGAACTTTAGCGTGGCGGCGCAAGAGACAAACCCGGGTGGCGTCTTCTTCAAACCCGACGGCACGAAGATGTATATCGTCGGCAGCACTGGAGTCGATGTGAACGAATATAGCCTATCGTCTGCATGGGACGTTAGCACGGCCTCTTATGTGCAGAACTTTAGCGTGGCGGCGCAAGAGACAAACCCGACAGGAGTCTTCTTCAAAGACGATGGCACGAAGATGTATATCGTCGGCAACAATGCAGACGCTGTGAATGAATACAGCCTATCGTCTGCATGGGACATCAGCACGGCCTCTTATGTGCAGAACTTTAGCGTGGCGGCGCAAGCGACACTCCCGAGAGACTTATTCTTCAAAGACGATGGCACGAAGATGTATATCGTTGACAGCGTTGGAGACGCTGTTTTTTCCTATGACCTCTAACCAAAGGAGACGGAAATGTTCGTCAAAGTAACAAACGGCCAGCCGAGCAAATATCCCTACACGCTCGGCGAACTGCGCCGTGACAATCCGCACACCAGCTTCCCGAAGCAGGTGCCTGACAGTGTTCTAGCGGCGTATGACGTTTATCCCGTGCAGGCGGTGCCTGCTCCTGCGGTGGATAGCAAGACGCATCGCGTCTCTCAATCTGTGCAGAACATTGACAGGACGTGGACGCAGGTGTGGCGAGTTCTTGAACTGCCTATCGAAACGGCATCTGTTAATGTTCGCGCGCATCGAGATCGGCTGCTCTCTGAGACAGATTGGATCGTCATCATGCACACCGAGCGCGGCACGAACATCCCTATGGAGTGGGAGGTGTATCGTCAGGCGCTTCGTGATATTACTGCACAAGAGGGCTTCCCGTATTCCGTGACGTGGCCCGCCAAACATTGAGGTAAGCCATGCTCGGTTTCGGCCCCATCGCAGCATCCCCACTAGCAGCCCTTCCCGAGGGCACGATTTGGGTGACCGGGGTTCAAGCCACCGGTCAGGTGGGTTCTGTCACCGTTGCAGCGAGTGCCGAGGTCCAAGTAACGGGGGTCGAGGCCACTGGTGAGGTTGGCGTTGTCACCGCCACGGGTGACGCTTCGATCACGCTCGTTGGTCTTCAGGCGGATGGGCAAGTTGGCGCGGTCACGATTACGGGTGCCGCCGTTGTAACCTTGACGGGGGTCGAGGCCACTGGTGAGGTCGGGACGGTTACGATCTCGGGCTCGGCATCCATTCCCGTTACCGGCCTTTCAGCAGCAGGGCAGCTCGGCGTTGTCACCGTCACTGGTACGGCGGTGGTATCTCCCACAGGCGTCGAGGCCACTGGTGAGGTTGGTGTTGTCACCCAGCGCACGACGGCGGTCATTCCGGTGGTCGCGCCAAACGCGGCCGATGGCCAAGTTGGAAACGCCACGGTTATCGGTCAAGCCGTTGTTCAAGTCACTGGTATCTCCGCTGTTGCTGCCGTTGGAGATGTGCTAGTGTACGGGAACATCATTCCGGATGTGAACACGATCTGGGTTGAAATCAAACCGTAGGAAGAGCCATGCCCAGTACCTACACGGCGAACACTGGCATCGAGAAGCCCGCGAACGGCGAACAGTCCGGGACTTGGGGCACGACTGCCAACGTAAACTACGACATCATCGACCGCGTCGTGAACGGCGTCGGAACGATCAACCTCTCGGGGACAACACACACGCTGACCACGAGCGACGGATCTTTGTCCGAGGGACAGTACCGGGTGCTGGTGCTTGGTGGGTCGCCGTCGGGGACGAACACGATCACGATCTCGCCCAACGATGCCCAGAAGCTCTATTTCGTGGTGAACGGGAGCGGCGAAAGCGCCGTCTTCACGCAGGGCTCGGGCGGGGATGTGACCATTGCCGACGGGAACACCGCGATCATCTACGCGGATGGGGCCGGGGCCGGCGCGAAGGTTACCGACTTCACCGCAACCTTTGCTCCATACCTGCTTGCGGCGAACAACCTGTCTGATCTCGACAACGACTCGACTGCGCGCACCAATTTGGGGGTTGCAATCGGGTCTGATGTCTTGGCCTACGATGCCAACCTCCAATCCTTTGTCACCGCCTTCACATTGCCCACGGTTGACGGCACGGCAGACCAAGTTCTTGTCACCAACGGCTCTGGAACGCTTTCGTTTGCGAACACTGCCAGCAACAGCACAGCCTTCGCGCTGTCCCTGATCTTTAGCTAAGGAGTTTCCGTCATGGCTGCCCCGAACATCATCGCTGCGACTTCGGTCCTTGGAAAGACTGCCACGGTCGACCTCACGACGACCAGCGCCACCGAGGTCTTGAGCAACGCAGATGCATCTGGAAAAGTCTTCAAGGTGAACACGCTTATCGTCGCCAATGTCGACGGCACGAACGCGGCGGATATCACGGTGAGCTTTTACAGTGAGGACAATATCGGCGGCACCGCCACCGAGATCATCCAAAGCAAAAGCGTCGCCGCGGAAACCAATCTAGTGGTAATCAGCAAGGACACCCCGATCTATCTCGAGGAGAACCGGTCGCTTGGCGCCACAGCAAGTGCCAGCAACGATCTCAGGGTTATCGTGAGCTATGAAGAGATCAGCTGATCATGCCTCTGACAAAGCTGCAGTTTCGCGCCGGCATTAACCGAGAGGTCACCTCGTACACCAACGAGGGCGGCTGGCATGACTGTGACTTCGTCCGGTTTGTGAAGGGTTTTCCCCAAAAAATAGGCGGCTGGCAGAAGCGATCGAACCAGTCGTTTCTCGGAACATGCCGGTCTTTGCACCCATGGGTGACGCTGGATCGAGATCAATACATAGGCGTCGGTACCAACCTCAAGTTCTACGTCGACCGAGGCGGTGCCTTCAACGACATCACGCCAATCCGGCTGACCACTTCGGCAGGAGATATCACTTTTTCGGCCACTGACGGATCCGCACGAATTGAGGTTACTCACACAAACCACGGTGCGGTGGTCAACGACTTCGTGACCTACAGCGGCGCAGTGAGCCTTGGCGGCAATATTACCGCGGCCATTCTGAATCAAGAGTATCAGATCATCGAAGTTGCCAACTCGTCGACCTATTACATCGAGGCTCGGGCTGTGGCCACGATTTCCGACATCACGGTTGATGGGCAGTTGGACCCCACGCCTGTACTTGCCAATTCTTCAGACTCGAATGACGGTGGTGCCGCCGTTGTGGGCGCATACCAAGTCAACAGCGGGCTGGATACCGTGGTGACCGGCTCTGGTTGGGGCGCGGGACCTTGGAGCCGCGCCGGGTGGGGTGATCCGTCCAATGCCGCGATCGTCTCAAACACGCTTCGCCTCTGGTCACAGGACAACTTTGGTGAAGACCTGCTCCTGAACGTTCGGGATGGCGGCATTTACTACTGGGATTCCAGTGTTGGTCTTGCTACGCGCGCCGTCAATATCGCCGATCTTGCTGGCTCTACCGCGCCGACAGTCGCAAAGCAGATTATGGTGTCGGACAGAGATCGGCATGTCATCGCCTTTGGCTGCGACGCCGAGGGAAGCCTTGGCGTTCAAGACCCGCTGCTTATCCGCTTTTCGAGCCAAGAAAGCATCACGGACTGGGCAGCTACCGCTACGAACACGGCGGGTGATCTCCGGCTTGGCTCAGGGTCTGAGATTATCTTGGCGTTGAAAACGCGCCAGCAGGTTCTCGTTTTCACCGACACAACCCTGTACGCAATGCAGTATCTGGGGCCGCCGTTCACCTTTGGCGTCAGTTCGTTGTCGGAGAACATCACGATCGCCAGCCCCCACGCGGCTGTAGCCGTGGACGACACCGTGTTCTGGATGGGCCAGTCCGAGTTCTACGTTTACTCGGGCGCTGTTCGCCGGCTGCCCTGCAGTGTTCGATCTTACATCTTCGACAACCTTAACGACCAGCAGCTGAGCAAGGTTTCTTGCGGGGTGAATACGGAATACTCCGAAGTATGGTGGTCTTACCCCTCGTTGGGCGGCACCGAGCTGGACCGATACGTCGTCTACAACTACCTCGAGGACTGCTGGTACTACGGCACCATTGGACGGACTTCGTGGATTGATCGGGGGATCTTTGATTTCGTCATCGCCGCGAACTCTGATGGCTACCTCTACTACCAAGAGGTTGGTTTTGACGACGGCACGACCAATCCTGTCTTCCCCATTGAGGCATTCATTACATCGAGTCCAATGGACATCGGGGACGGGCAGCAGTTTATGTTCATCAATCGCATGATTCCGGACCTTGTTTTTCAAAACTCAACCGCATTGACACCCAAGGTGGAGTTTACTTTGCGCGTGCGAAATTTTCCGGAAGGCACATACTTCAACAGCCAGTCTGAGGATTTTGTTAAATCGCAGTCCGTACCCGTGGACCAGAGGACCGAGCAGCTATTTTTCCGTCTCAGAGGTCGCCAGATGAGCCTCGTGGTCAGGTCAGATGAGCTCGAGACAACATGGCGGCTTGGGTCTCCCCGGGTCGACATGAGGCCGGATGGACGAAGATGAGCCGCAACCTCGTTCTCCCGTACTTTCCGATCCCGCCTGTATCATATGATCAACGATACTTCGCGGAGGTCATCCGGGCATTCTCCGTCTATCTGGAGCAGTCGCAAAACCCCGGTGAAGGCAGAAACACTTTCATCGTCCTGACCGCGCTGCAGACCGATGATGTAGGCCTTGAAACTGGTGCATTGTTTCAGCAGGGGGGATTTGTTAAGATCGCCCTAGCAAACACGCCGCACGTTCGTGGGTCCTCGGCCCTTGGTTCTGTTGGGTCGGTGACGGTGGTGACGACATGATTACGGCAGGAGAAGCATAATGGGCCTTCTTTCATCCATAGGCGGCTTGATCGGTCTGGCGGTCGGCGGCCCTCTCGGCGCGGCCCTTGGTTCTGGCATCGGCACCCTTGCGGGCGGCGGAGACATTGGCGATGCGCTGAAAGCTGGGGTGCTGGGCTTTGGCATCGGGTCAATTCCCGGGGCGCAGGGCTTTGTGCAGGGCGCGGCAGGCTCTCTGGGCTTGAACGCATTGGCTGGTGGCGCAGGTGGCGGTGGTGGCCCCATGGCAGCTCTGTTTGGCGGCGGCGGCGCTGGTGCTGCAAGTGGTGGCGCTGGCGGCATGGGCGCAGCCATGAGCGGTGGCGCAAAGATCAACCCCCTCGCCGCCCTAACCGGTGGTGGCGCTGGCGGCGGCGCAGCGGGTCTTGGCGGCGGGATCATGGGCTTTGCCCAGCAGAACCCGCTTATCATGGCCGCTTTGATGCAGGCCGCAGAGCCTAGCCAAGACATGCTCAGCCCGGAACAGAAGCGGATGCTCGAGACGGGCGAACGCCTCCCAGACTACCGGGGCACAGCGGCTCCGGACTACCGGACGGGTGGCGCAAACCGGCCCGGCTTCGCTGTTGGTGGATATATCCAAGGGCCGGGGACCGGGACCAGTGATTCGATCCCGGCGAAGATCTACCAGAACGGCGGCCCCGTTCAGGAGGCCATGCTGTCTGATGGCGAGTTCGTCATGACGGAACGCGCGGTCCGCGGCGCTGGCAACGGCAACCGCAATGCTGGCGCGGCGAAGATGTATGAGATGATGAGCCGTCTCGAGCGGAGGGCATAATGGCCACGACCCTACAGCAGACACAGACGGTCCTCCCGGAGTATCAGGAGCGGTTCCTCAAGGATTTGCTGGCCAACATCTACTACACGGACCCGGTAACAGGCGCTGTCTCCGGGATTGCTGCTACGTCTCCGCTGTATGGTCAAGCCCAGTACGACGAACAGGGCAATCTGCTGTACCGCACTCCGGAAGGCGGCACGACCACCGACCCGACGATGGCAGCTCGTAACCAGCAGGGCCAGCCGATGGAGCTGGTGGTTGGCGGCGTTCCGCGCGCCGACATCATGCAATTTACGCCTGCCCAGCAGCGCGCCACGGAGTTGATGACCGGGCGGTACAATCCCGAAACCGGGCAGTATGAAGGGGGCGGTATCGGTCTTTACGCCCCGATGATGGAACAGGCTGAGCAGACCTACGCTACAGGCTTGGGGTCGTATCTCACGGGAGCTGGCGGCTTGATGGGTACCACGGGCGCCTATGACCCGATGTCCTACCGCCAGTTCTACGATCCGTTCGTCGAAGACGTGATCCGCGGCACGGAGGCCGATCTTCAGCGGCAAGCTGCTATTGAACGCCAGCGCATTGGCGGGCAGGCTGTGAGCGCTGGGGCCTTTGGCGGCTCGCGGCAGGCTGTCGCTGAGCAGGAACTGCAGCGCAATGTTGCCCAGCAGCTCGCCAACACTTCAGCGCAGCTGCGCTCGGCTGCTTTCACTGGTGCACAGCAGCAGGCGCAGAACGCATTCCAGAACCAGATGCAGCGCGGCCAGCAGGCAGCGCAGATCTTCGGTCAGCTGGGTCAGGGTATCGGTCAGTTGGGCACGAGCCAAGCGGCGCTGGGCGAAGCGGCACAGGCTGCGGCATCCCGCGACGTCAACGCGCTGTTCAATGTCGGCGCCTTGCAACAAGCGCAGCAGCAGGCCGAGTACGACGTACAGCGGTCCGCGGCGCTTGAAGAGGCCTATGAGCCGATGCAGCGGTTTGGCTTTATGTCTGACATCTTCCAAGGTGTACCGACAACCAGCCAATCCATTACTTCGGCCACCACCCCGACGCCCAATCCGGTTGCCTCGATCTTTGGTACGGCAATTTCCTTGAGTAAGGGTCTTGGCTCTTTGACAAACACGGGAAGGTGATCCATGCAGGACGACGTTTACAATCGCGCCCTGTTCCGCCGGAAGTCGGAAGCCGCTCGAAACAAGCTCCGTGAGATGGCGGGCGTGGATCGCCGTATGCCACAAGGCATCATGGCGTCGTCTCAGGAACTTATGGCAGCAGCCCGGCCGCGCGCCATGGCACCTCAGATGACCGGGATGATGCCGAATATGATGGCGCCGCAGATGCGCCCGGCGGCTCCACCGATGGCGCAGGTGCCACTCCCCAACATCGTGCCCGGGATGTTCCCGCAGCCGCAGCCACGCCCACAACCCATGCAGATGGCACAGCCTCAGCAGCCTCCCATGCAGATGGCACAGCCTCAGCAGCCTCCCATGCAGATGGCACAGCCTCAGCAGCCGCCCATGCAGATGGCACAGCCCCAGCCTGTGCGCATGAATGTCGGCGGAGATGTCGCGCTTGAGGCTATCCGTCAGGGTCAGGCAGAGCCGTCTCTTGGTACGCAGTTTGCTGCCACTCAAAATCAGGCTCAGGGCAGACCTGTGAACATTACACAGACGCCAACACCTCGTCCAAGAGACACGGCACAGGATATCGCGCCCTTGGTACGGGAAAGGCTGGGTAAAAACGAAGAAGCGCAGGCGCAGTTTAGTCAGCTGGAAAGCACACTGTCTGATCCAGAGGCAACACCTGAGGATCGGCAGCGCGCGGTTACTGAGGCTGCTGGGGCTCCCAATACTCGGGAAGGCTTCCGCAAAGTTGTTTCTGAGATTACGGGACGCGAGATGCCTGCCTCCGCGACCGTTGACGAGCTCAACGACGCCATCACCGGGGTGGCCCTCGGCCGCGCGATTGGTGGTCCGGGGTCCGTGGCCGAGCGTATTTCTAACGCTATGCTCATAGGTCTTCAAGCTAAGCGGGAAACCGCGACAGGCCGTGAGGCGACCGAAGCCGCTCTTACTTTGGAAGTGTACAAGTCTCAGTCAGATCCGCTGTCCAAGCTGTATGGCGAAAGCACTTCGAACCTTGAAACCAAACATTTCGGCACCATCCCGCAGTTTATGCCGACGCTGCCGGGGACACTTTCTGGTGCAACGCCCATCATCGCAGGCGAGCAGGACCGCATCATCATGACGTATAACAACGCCATGGATGAAAGCGACCGCTTGCTTGGACTGAGCGCTGAGGCCGAAAACCTTTTGGACATGGAAGACGTCGCCGGGTTTGAAGGCTCGGCCAGTCGCTTCCTGACCCGGGCGGCTGCGGCGCTGCCCACGCCGGTGGCAAATGCTTTGGGCGTCGACAGGGATAATCCGCGGGCCAGTGCGGCGCAGCGTTTTGATGTGATCCAGCGTACTCTCGCCGCGCAGCTTGCACCTATGCTACTTGGTGAAAGCGGCCGAACGATTTCGGACGGCGACCGCCGCCGCGTTGCCGAATTGCTTGGCATCGTCACAGACGACAAAGACGGGCTGGGCCTGAACATCAACGGCCTTGCTTCTGGAGCCTTCCGCAGTGAAGCAGAGCTCCGCGAAGCCATTCGCGAGGTTAACGTGATCCTGCAACAAAACCGGCGGGAGGTTGAAACCGAGTTTGAGATGCTGGCCAGCCGCATTCCGGGTATGCAGGTCCAGCGCCCAGAGGCGCCTGCCGCCGCACCTGCGCCAGCGACATCGGCTCCCGGAACAGCGCCCATTGTCCTAACGGAAGAAGACATCCTGCGATTGGGGGAATAACATGGTCGACGTAGCGCTGCCGAACGGCCAAGTTCTCTCGATGCCTTCGGTGAGCGATCCGGAGCAAGCCAAGCGAATTGCGGCCAACTACTACCGCAAGAACTTCTCTCAACCTGCTGAGATTGACCGCAGCGGGGTTAAAGACACCGGCCTGCGGAACTTCTTGGCCAAAGCCGACAACGACAGCGAATACCGGCTCCGCCTTGAGCGCGCCGGGTTTACGCCTGAGATGTACACGCAGGATCCGGAAGGCGGATATGCGCTAAATCTCGCCGCTGTCCCGCAGAACCTCAAGGACATGTATGGCCTCGAGGGCTCTGGGCTGCTGTCTATCGAAGACGAGAAGCGGTTCACACGGCAGGACATCTCGGAGTTCTTCTCTGCCTCTGCTTTGCCTCTGATCGGCGGCGTCGCCGGCGGCCTTGCTGCAACCGGAGTTGGGATCCTCCCAGCTATGGCGCTTGCCGGGGCCGGCACCGGTATCGGCTATCTCTTGGACGAGGGCCTTGAGTATACAACAGGTTTGCAGGACGAACCGCTAGCCCAAGTGGGCCGTCAGGCTGTTGTTGAAACCGTTCTGGGTGCCGCCGGTGAAGGACTTGGCCGAGGAATCTCGATGGGTCTTGCGCGCCTGATTAAGGGCCCGGGTGGCGATGCAGCGAATGCCGCCCGTCGTGAGGTCCGAGCGATGCTGGCCGAAGGTGCTAGGCCCACGGTCCGAGCAGCGAATACCTCGCCTATTCTTGGCCGCTTGCAGGCGATCTATGAGGGTGTGTTCCCGAACAAAGCTGCGGCGCAGCAAAACGCTGATGCTGTGATGCAGCAAATACAGCGCATCCAACAGGAGCGTGGTGTTGCTGGAGAGTTTGACTACGCCAGCCTGCGCGGCGTGATCAACCGCGACATCGAACGTATCTACGGTACACCCGAAGGTTTGCTTCGTTCTGCGGAAGATAACCTACGCAATGTCGTCGATACCGAGATCGGCAAGCTGACCAAAATGTTTGGTACTCCCGATCCGCGGGGCGCTCGTCCAATTGCCGAGGCTTTGGATATCGCCAAGCGCGCGTTTGACGAAGACGTCGACGCGATATACGGCATGGCCAACCAACGTCTTGGGCGCAAGCCGATCGTTAATGTGCAGCCGGTCAAAAGAACACTTGCACAGATCGTTCAGGACAATCCTGCTATGAACCTTGAGAGCACCAGCTTTGGCCGCTTTGTCTCTCAGATGCCGGATGTCGTGGACGTATATACGGCCAACAGCCTGCGCACGATGTTGAACCAAGCGTCCTTTGATCCGAGCCTTGTGGGCGCGGTAGACAAGGCCATGCTTACT